TCGTTTGCCTTTACGTCCGGGCTTGCCAATTAATGATTGAAGGTGGGCTTTATAAGCACCAGCAAACTCTTTAGGACGGGCAAACTGTTCTAACTTACCCTGAATACTGACACCGGAGTCATCTAATGTTGCACCTATTGCTCGTCTTATACTCTGGTAAGTACCAAGTGTGCGAAGAATTGATGACCCTCTGCCTGATAAAGGCTTCATGTCTTGCGTTGTGCGCCTAATCGTTTGAAGGTCTAAATCATCCAGCATTACTTGATTATCAATAGTTCTATATCCTGTATCTCTGACACGAGTTCTGCCTTGACTTTCAACTATTTTTTCTTTTCCAATCTTCTTTCTTAACTTTTCTAGTTGGCTTTTAAGTTCGCCTAGTTTTTTATAAGACTCAAAGTACCTAGCATCTGCTGAGCGAAGCTTGGTTCCTGCTCTGTCTAGTTCCCTGTTACGAGCAGTTACTTGTTTACGCAGTTGCTTAAATTCCCCCTCCGCTCTGCCTAATGCTTTTTCTGCTATTTTGGGAATTTCTGTATCTAGAAAATCTTTCTTCGCAAGGTTTACTTCAACTTCTGCTACAGCTTCTTTTGCAAGAGCATTTGCTTCCCGGTTACGCGCAGTAACTAACATGCTTTCTGATCTTTCTCGCAACCGTGCTGCACGAGATACAAATCTATTGCCATCCAGAACTTCTCTTTTTGCAGCACTTATTACTGAGTTTCTTGCTTTTGCAAATCTTTTATCATTCAACCGGGCTTCTGCGTTTGCAAGGAATTTTTTCTGGGCTTCTTCAAACTTTACAAGACTGTCTACCTGATCTTGTAAATCATCTGCGTTCATTTTACGAACATCTGAATTACTCTTTTTGTTATCTAAAATTCTTTTAGCTTTAGCTAATGCGTTTTCTGCTTTTGTATAAACTTTTTTAACTTCATCTTGAATGGCTTTGACACTTTGCAGTTCTTCTAACTTCGCACTTGCATTATTCAAATCGTACACAGAATTATTTAAATTCTTAGATGCTTCAACATAAGCCTTCTGTCTTTCTGTAAGTTGTACTTTTTGCTTGTCTAAACTTTTTATAGCAGCAGATATTTTTGCACGAAGTGCATGTGCTTCAACAGCAAGAGCAGAACCCTTAAAAGCAATAGCCTCTCCAGATACCGGGTCTACATATCCAAGGAGGAACTTGCCAATCTGTCTATCAAGGATAGAGTCATAAATTCCTGTTGACCATTGACCAAACTCATCCCATACAGGTAAATACTTTTGTGGGGCGACTAAGAATTTTTTAGGGTTTTTTGGGTCAGGAACGCCCTGAATCATTTCAACTTGAGTCAGTGGTTCATCTGTAACAGGATGCCTTGTTCTTTCTTTTTCAAAACTTTCTTTTGTTATTATTCGTTTTTCAGTTGGCGGTGCTTCTACTACTTCACCAGCTTTGTCTACTATTCGTTGTGTTGGACCACGAGAAATAAAGAATCCTCCGTCACCAAGTTCCGCTTTGTAGCCAACAGTAAAACCGAATTGTTCCAGATCAGCAGCTAAGCCTTCTGCTTTTACACGCAAGTTTTTCATAACTGCTTTTTGGGCACCCGTTAGGAAAGGTTCGTATGCTCCATAGTCTTGAGCAATATCAGCTACAGTTGGTTTAGGTTCTAATAATTTGCCAGTCCGAGGGTTTATTTCTCCAGATATACCCTGAATGTTTTCAACCCTCATATCATCGTTATCAAACTCAAAGACCCTGTTGCCACTAGCATCTCTTTTAGTGAGTTGACCCCGAACATCTTGAATTAGCCGATTTGATGTACTGCTTATTCGGGGTGCAGCAGCTTTTATTACTGCGCTTACAGCCATTCCCGGCAGGGTGCTAGGCTCAAGTTGATCGTTCTTTATTTTTACTGCTTTAAGAAGTTTCTTAGATTTTTCAACGGCTCTTCTAACAACATTAGGCGAAACTATTTTTGGAACAAGGTCTTCAATAAGTCCGGGTGAGTAACCTTCAGGAAGTTCTACTGCCTTTGTTTGGTTTGCTTCAAACGCTTCATCTACAACAGTAGGCTTGCCAGTAACAGGGCTTATATCAGGCTCATCAATAAAATCAAATTTTAGCTGCCTAGGTTTAACTGCTGGATCAGTTACAGTTTCTCCAGCCCTTCTGCGAGTTTCTAGCTTCAGAGCATTATCATCACGCAGCCAACTCATCTCACCGAGTATTTTGCCTTTACCAACTGGGGTTTTTATTTTGTCTACCATTTCGCCCACCTGTGCTGATACTTCTTTAAGTTCAGCATCCGTGAGTTCAGAAACAGATTTATTAGTATCCTGCACTTTATAATCAGGAGAATAAGGACTTGCTACGTCTAATTCAGAATCGCCAAGAATCCTTGTAGTGCCATCATCTAATGTAACTTCTACTGCTCCGTATTCGCTTCTGCCAGTTACAGTTACCTCAACGGGATTACCAGCAGGATCAAAGACCGTGGCTCGTCCTCCAACAGGTGTCGTTGGCGTTACAAGTACAACTCCCCCTACCCCCCTAGCAGCAACGTCAGCCTGCTTTGCAGCAGAGCCTGAAGGCATTACAGCCTTCGCTCCTCTTGTAGCAGCCCTTCCAGCACCTAGTGCGCCCTTTGCACCAAGCATCGCTATGTCTGCACCAAGAACATTCGCTGCGCTCGTAGCTGTCCTTCTAGCAAGACCTCCAGCAGCGGAGCCACCACCTGTTGCTATACCTAAGCCAAGTTCAGGTAGAAGTTCAAATGCGCCCTTAACTCCAATATC